GACCTCACAACCCGCCTGAATACCAGTTACCCAGTATACAAGGGATGCGGCAGACCAACCTTCATCTGTTACCTTGTTCTTAACACTGATGATACCCATGAAATCGGCTGCGTTGTTGTAGGTTACCAACTGGAACTTGATACCCATTTCATCACGCAAACGCTTGTTGAACGAATTGAACAACTTAATGGTTGTTGCATCATCTGTCACCACACCCATTGTGTTGTAGGTGTATGCTTCAATTCTGTCAAGGTATGCCTGATAAGATGCACCGTTCACTTCACCGTTTGTACCACCTTCAAGTGGTGTTGCTGCGGTTACTGCAAGAACTGCATCAGCCTTGAACACAACATAATCATTTGCAACAAGGTCTGCTGCTTTTGCAACGGTCTGTGTGTCAACCGCTACTGTACCAAGGTAAGTGATAACATCAAATTTTGCTTCATCATCAGCATTTGCCTGAATCACAATCTTAATGTCATTACCACGAATACCACTGTAACGTGCTTCCGCAAAAGTATTTGCAGCCTTTGCACCGCCACCATTCAAACGGTATGCGTAAAGGGTCTTTGCACCAATGAACAAATCACGCAAACCTTTCAGTTTAGCATGGTCATAAGCATAACCCAAAATCTTCTGACTGCGTTTCTGAAAATCTTCATTAGTGATTTCAAAAACTTCACCTTCTACACCCCAGTCAAGTTCAAGGGGCATTGTTGCAATACCTCTTGCAGACAAGGTTGCAGATGCGGATGCAGCAGATACAAAGTTGATATACGCACCCGGTAATTCTTTGTTTTGTGTAGTAAAACTACCGCCACCTAATGCCATTTTATTTCACCTGTCCTTTCATAAATTTGTCAACCAACTGGTCAACTTCTGCTTTGGTGTACTTTTTGTTGTCATCAAGAAGGGCATCCACCAAATCCCTTCTGTTTGCATACTGTGCAGATGCAAGAATCTGTACTTTGCTGAACTTCTGTTCAACCTTTGCTGAACTCTGTACTTCTGCTTTGTTCTTCTTAGCTGCCAACTTCTTCACCTTCCTTTCAGTTTACTGTGGTGTTTGATTCCAAGGTTTCCATAACTTCATTCTGTTCCACCCTGTAAACAAAACAATCATAGTTCACAAAGAAGTTCAGAACACCGTCAATGATTTCATAATTCATCTTTGTACCACGGATAGGTTTGGTTTCACCCGGTATGGTGATATACTCTAAACACCACGTCATTCTTTCAGCAACCGCATTACATTCATTCTGTAAATTCTCTTTTGATTCAGGGAAATACTGAATGACAAACTTGTTTTGTCTGAAATACCGCTTTCCAAGGAAAAGTTCAGTGGTTGGGTTCAAACACGCAATAAAAAAACAGGGTTCAACTAAGTCCTGTTTCACTTCTTCCATGTGCATTTCATACTGCTTTTCTGTAAATTCCGCATCTAAAGTGATGCTGACCGTCTGAATTATTGTATTTATCATTATTTCATGCACCCCTTCAAATACTTCTTAATCTTTGCTTCAAGCACCTTTGGGGCAATGGTTTCAAGTTCCTGTTCGGAAATGGTCATCATAAACTGACCCTTGACCCACCCCTTGTGATTTGCGGTTCTGTGACCGTATTCAACATAAGATGCGTATTCCACCGGGTTTACAATTTCAATGACGTATGTGTCACCAAAGTGGTGAACTGTCAGGGATTCCGCATAATTCTGTGCGGATGCTCTTTTCTGACCAGTCCAACCCCTTCTTAATGTTCCCCCGGACTTGCCTGAACCGTTAGGGTATTCACCCACTGGGGTTCTTTTTATTACCTTTGCAAGTAACCTTGCAGCAAGTTCCTTTGCACACGATTCCACAAATTTATCAGGGTCTTGCAGTTTGTTCAGTTCCTTCTGAAATTCTTGCAATCCCCTGATGTTAAAACTTCCAAACCGTCCCATTTACGTCCAGTCAGTGAACAGGTCAAGAATGATTTCCTGATGCGTGTCATACACTGCCGGAACACTACTGTAAGTATAATCAGCAGTTCTTCCCGCCTGTGTCACTGTGATTTTTGAACCCGGCTTGATAACAATGTCAGGTGATATGAACAGTTTTGTGGTCTGTGTGACTGATGCTGCTGATTCCGTCTGATTGACCGCTTGCAGACCTTCAAACGATACCCGGCAAGGTTGATTTTCTAAAACAACCACCGCCTGACCGTTTACCAGTTTTGTGACCTCATCCTTTACCTTCTGATACTCTGTGACTACCGCCACACCGTCATAGGTGCTTTCAATAGCCTTTCTTGCTGCAATCCTTGCAGCCTGTACCGCTTTTACCATTTCAATCTTCTGTATGCTGAAAATTCAGCCCTTCCATAAGATAAAAGGTAATTGATGAAGGTGGTCAGCCTTTGTTCCGGGGTCAGGGAACTGTCACCAGTCGCAAACACCGTGTTGGTGTCCCCGGTCTGAATCTGCTTTACTGCATAGGTCAAATCAAAGTTCGCAAGGTCATCAGGTGCAAAGGTTTTCTTGGCAAGAAGAAATTCACCCACGGTCATATCAACCGCAATGTGTTCCAACCCTTCCGGCACTTCTGACTGGTTGGTGTCATTCTTGATAGTATTGCGTACTTTATCAACGCAAAAGGTCAAGGAAAATTCATCACCTTCCTTGACCTCATACCCAAATGACTTCAACCGTTCTTTTACTGTATCAACACTGAACATATTGAACCACCTGACCCTTTCCCGGCTTAACCTCTGGAAATGATTCTTGCAATCGGAACTGCCTTGTGTGCAATGGTCTTGTTCTCACTGCTTACAAGTGACCAGTTCTTACCGTTTGCAAGTTCTGCATCAGTAGGGGAATTTGTTGCCTGACTTGCTTTCAAGTAAGAAACACCCGCAACGGACACTGCGTTTCTCTTACGGGAAATAAGGGTATCTTCACCACCGTGTAACTTCGCATCACGAACCATTTCGTAAGGTACTTTTGCACCAACAGGTTCAAAACCAATCGCACCTTCACCAAGAACGTATGTGGTATACTTGGTGTATGCTGCGGCATCATCAGTTGCTTCAACGTTTACTGTTGGCATACTGTCATCAATGATGACAAGTCTACCGTTCCAAGTACCCATTTCAAGGTCACGTTCAATACCCTGTGCATCTGTGTACTTTAAGTACGCAAGCAGTTTCAGGTTTTCAAGGTTAGTTGCAACCGCACTGTGGCAGTAAACCAACTTAAACTTACCCTTGTTATCACCACAAGCCTTCTGAATTGCAGTGTTCAGGGTAGTTGCATCCATGTTACCACCTTCTGCATTTGCAGAAATATCATGTGTGTGCTTGTCAACAAATTCTGCGTTAGCAGTCTTGATTGCACCTGTACCAGTTGCAGCCATACCAAAAATACCTTCAAGGATTGCAAGAATTACATCCTGGTCAACACCGTTCCAGTATTCGTTAATCTGCTCTCTTACGTTTGCCATGAAGTCAGTACCACCAGTTACATCATAACTGAAATCTGCTTCCGTCCAACCGTTCATTCGACCATAAGTGAAAACACCCTGTTCAAAGGTGTCAGTTTTTCCCGGTGTTAAGTTGGAAACACCGTCATAGTTCTGTGCAGTACCGCCAAGCAGTCCAAAGTAAGGAAGGATTGCGTACACACTACCTGTCTGCGAATTATTCACAAAAGTTTCACGTAATCTTGCATCACCTACGATTGCCTTAGATTCACGTAACTTGTTCAATTTGGTATTTGGAACAGCACTCATGTACTTACCAAATGCTCTTTCATTGAAACTCTTAGCATCAAATTTTGCCATTTTCAATTACCTACCTTTCAATTTTCTTGTTAGATTTGTGCATTAGGATTTGCTTCCATATATGCAGTCAACTGTTCATAGGTCATCTTGGAAAAATCCACTTCTGACCCCGCACCCGGTTGTTCACTGGATGCACCCGGCTGAAATCCCTTGAACTGCTGCTGATTCTGTTGGGTCTGCTTAACATCAAACAAGAACTTGGTGCTTTCATCTGCAACCAACTTGTCAATCTGTTCCTGTAACCCCTTAACACTACCTTCCTTGTCAAGTTTGGCATCCGTAAGGTCTAACAGTGCCTTGACCGCTTTCACGTTCTTTGCGTTTGCCCCGGTCAATGCCTTTTCAACTGCAAAATCAATCTTCAACTGGGTCATTTCGGATTCATGGGCTTCTTTGGTCTTGGTATTCTCTGCCTGTAAATCAGCAATCTGTGTTTTCAGTGCTTCATTGTCCCCGGCAGTTGCCTTTAACGTTTCAAGCTGCTTATCTCTATCAGAAACCTGTGTCTTTAACCCGGACACCTCTGTCTGTAAGTTCTTAATTTCAGCAGCGGATGCAGATTTTGCATTTTCAATATCCGCACCATTGATTTTGATAACTGCATCAGCCTGTTCCTTGGAAAGTCCTAAATCCTCTAATTCTTTTCTTGTCATTTCTTTTTTCCTCACTTTCAATTACGTTTTTGTACGTGTTCACTCACACATGATTGTTTGGTTTGTTCGGTTATACGCTTGACAACCCGCAAAATAAAAACACCCGGAAGGGTGTCTTTTCACTACTCTACGATATACCAATCTTCTGAAAGCATATCTGTCTGACTTGCTAACCAACCCACCTGAATCATATCAGCAGTTGTCTTGATAGCAATAACATCAGGGTGTACCAGTTCCTTATCAAGTAAACAGGTCATATCCGCATCAACGGAATATTCCAGTGTGTTACCTTTGACAAGAAATAAGAACTGTCCCTGACCGTTCCAACCCTTACTTGCGACCTTCTGACCCGCTTTCAGGGCTTCCAATGCTGCACCAAAATTCATCATGTTGTTCACCACCTTCCTGAATATACTTGAAAACTCATATAATCACCATATAACCATTAAAATCAGGTCAATGGGTATTTCTTAGGGTATGAAAAAAGCACCGTCAAATGACCGTGCTTTTCTACTTCCAATTATATCCCTTTGATAACTCTTTGAACCTCTCAACCTTTGGTGCGGATTCATTCAATTCAAACTTATCACACCTTGAAAAATCTTCATGTTGACTATCATAATACTTTGCATCACGTGTATCAGTATCAAATGCCTTGCACCCTTTACCCTTTACACATTTACACACCGCACACTGCGGTATATATGCAAGTTCAATACCTTTGTAATCATCCATTCTATCACCGCCTATTCTATTTCAGCAGTAATGACCCATTTTCTTGACTGGTCATCCCACTGAACATCACGAATATATAACTTTGAGTTATCGGCAAAGATACATTCAGATTCTTTCCTGTTTACAGGAAGATAACAGTGTGTTCCCTTCTTTGCTTGAATCCTGAACAACACCGCTTTATCTTTCATAATATTCTTTGTCGGTATCACACTGGTTGAAATAAAGGCTTTTTCAGTGATACATTCACCAATAAGTGCTTGCAGTTCTTCCGTAATTCTTGGTATTTCCGTTTTTACAACATAAGGATTTGCCACATTGACAAAAGAATTTGCCAATCTTGACGGTATATCCCGCTTATTGTATGCACCAGTAATACCAAATACTTCTGTTAGATAATCAGCATTGACATACCTTGTCATAATGAAATCATCATCCAGTTCATAAGCAGATATTGCAGTACGCAATGATTCAATGGTTTTCCTATCGTCATCATCTAACTGGTTACCTGAATAACCGTCATTTCTCATGTTGGAATTGATTGTACTGTAATTTGTGGTTGCCACATATCCACCATTTTGTGAACCGTCAGGTTTTTCATGTTTAGCAATCTGCATCCTATCATCAAGGGAAACCGCCTTTTGTGACCCATGCAACAATCTGACATAATCAGCATGAACAGGTTCTTTGTATTCAATGGGTTCAACAATCGGTTCAGGTGTTTGAACTTCTTCAACCTTTACTTCTTCCACCTTAATTGTATCATCAGCTGGGATTTCTTGCAATCCTGACTTATCATCACCTGTCAAGAAGGACTTTTCCCATTCCTTATAGGTCATATTTGCCGGAACAAAGTACGTTTTACCGTCTGCACCCCTTGCAGCACGTTCACCAATCGCACCAAAGTCATCATCAAAGTACGGTATTGTGGTACTTCTGCAACGCACGTGAAAAGGCGGTGCGGTTGTTCCAACTTCCCATTGTGACATAGGAAAGTGTTTACCGTCCATATCCTGACAAATATCAGAAGTATGTGAATCCAATGTTGCCAACACTTCAAACTGTTCAACGTCAAGTTCAGTGAAACAGTCCTTTTGTGCTGCGGAACTGAAAAAGGCTTCTTCCGTCATAACTAACCGCCCGGCATTTGACTTTGATGTGTTCATCTTCCGGGCAATCGCATCTATTGCTTTCTGCGGGTCTTGCCCTAAGATAATATTGCGGGTCAGTTCAGTGTTCAGTTCATTGACCAACTTTTGACGGTTGCCCCAAATCCTTTGTGAAAAGTTCTTACCGTCAGCAGCCCAAGGTTTGTTGATGACCTTAGAAATCTGCTTGTCATCCAGTGTGGAAAAGTCCCAACCGACACCCACACCCTTCTGTATTTCAAAGGCGGTGTGATAATACCCGCTTGTGTAAATTTCCCGCATTGCTGAATCAATGGAATCCAACTGATTCCCAAACATCACTTCAAGTGATTGTTGTGTATGAATTTTCAATGCTTCCAGTCTACTAATGTGAAACCGGGCTGATGCGTTTTCAAGCTGCTTACACCAAGCACCATTGATTGCATTTTCCTGACCATAGCGGATATACTCATGTACGTCCCACTTAAATTCTTCCAGTTCTTTTGCAGTCAGCATCTTGCGGGCTTCCTGAACAGTGATACCATTATTTGATGCAAACCGCTGATACCAAGAAGATAATTGACCTTCAATCTGTTTTTGGGCTTGTCTGTACTGTCTTTCTATATCAGCATAGCACTGAATACCCAACTGGTTCTGCGACTGTTCAAGAAGTTCAAACCGTTTCTTCCAGTATTCAGAATTTGGCATTATTCATCACCGCCTTGTGTTGGGTCATCATCAGGGTTGTTTGGGTCTGTTGGGTTCTGCTTCTGCTGAAAAGGATTGTACTGTTTTTCAAGTTCTTCCTGTTGTTTCTGCTTCTGCTTTTCCAAACGTTCCAATTCTGCCTGTGGGTCATCCACCCAAGGGTGCATACTGATAATTGTTTCATCAGATAACAGACCCATAGACTTCTGACAGTTATCTATTGCTTCACTTTCATTGATAAGAATATCACGGTTGAAAATAATGGTTACTTCCTGACCTTCAAAGTCACCCTGTCCTGTGTTCGCAAGGTGTGCGTTCACAAACCAAAGTATATCTTCAAAGGATGCCTGATATTCCGTTTCGGTGTCATTTGCATCAAGGTCAATATCAGAATACATTGATTGAATGTTCATCTGATTTGGATTGCCGGACATTCTATCATCTTTTGCATCATAACCCATAGCATTTTCAATCAGGGCTTTCTTGAAGATTTCCACAATAGCCTTGTAGTTATCCGCATTGACCGTGATTTCAAGGGTTTCAACACCACCCTTTGTGTCACCGTCATACCTGACTTTGACTGCACCGTATGTTGCAAGGTTCTTTCTGAACTCACCAAGGTTCTGACCGTCATAGTTCTTCAACACCAAAATAGTGTTGCGGGCATCTTCTTGCATATTGTTTTCAAAGTCCGACAACATAATATTGATACCGTCCTGTAAGGATTTTACCTTTTTCAGCAACGGTGTTTCATTTTCATTGTACTTCAACGGAATCAAAGGAACACGTGACCAGTTGAACCCTGTCACCTTTCCCTGACCGTCAATCATGGTGACGTGTGGTACATCCGGCACTTCATCATTCACAATATCAGGTATCAGTCTGTCATGGTCATAAATGAATTTATGCACACCGTCCAAATCATACACTTCTACTTTCTTGATGATGACTGGGGTTGTTCCTTCATACCCAATCGTCAAATACATTCTAAGTGCAAAGTCTAATATTGTGTGTTCGTTGTCCTTCCAAAATGGAAGAATTTCATAAGCCGGGAACAGTCTGAACGAAAATTCACCCTGTTCATTGTAATAAGGGTATAACCAAGCAATACCCCCATTGTATGCAGCTTTACCACTGTTTTTCAGGGTTTTCATAAACTTCTTATTGAACACCTTTTTGAGAAGTTCAATGTACTGGTCATTATCACCGTTAAGTGTGATAGGTTTACCGAACAGGTAATTTGCTTTCTGATTGACCATTTTTGCGTACTGATTATCAATGATGCGGTTGTTTGGAAGGTTTTCAACAACTTCCAGTTGTCCGTTCTCACCTATCATTGTACGTTTGCGGGTCATAATATCATGGTCACCGTCATAATACAGAAAACCCTTAATCTGCATCAGTCTTTTAGGGGAATATTCCCACTTTTGGATTTCCTTTTCAAGAAACTGTCTATCAGTCATCCTTGAATGAACCCCTGACAATATGAAATTGCTGACCTTCAAGGTCAATGTGTCAATTAGGTTACTGAACAATGGTTCAATTCACCCCTTTCTTTATGTGATATATAAAAACGTAACGTGCATGAAAGTCACAATCATGCACGTTAGGGTTTTTGATAATATGAAAAATAGTGATGCAAGTGCCATAAACGGTGACCAAGTGCCACCGTCCCCGGAGTAAGGTATTTGACAACCAGTGACTTTCCCACGGTCAGGTTGCTGACACTGTGCATCCTATCCGATAACGTCTAATCAAAACTGAAAGCATCACCTTTTGCAATACTTTCAACTGCATAACGCATTGCATCCATAAGATGATTGAAGTCATCAATAGGGATGTTCAATTTCTTTCCTGTCTTTGGGTCTGTGTCCCACTGATAGTTGCTGATTTCAGTGATGAAGTTCACACACCTTGGATGAACTATAATGTGATAGTCCTGAATGAAGTCAATACCGTTGTTTATGGAATCCTTACCCTTGCGGGCTTTCCTGATTCCCTTCAACCCAAGTTCCCGCAAGCGGTCAATACTCTTAGGTTCAGCAGAATCAGCAGTTATCTTTTCTTTCAGGTAACCCATGCGTAAGATTTCTGCTGCGATTGCTTCATTACTCATGCCGGGCTTATACATTTCATCAAAGACCCAAATGGTTTTGCTTGACTGGTCTATGAATCCACAGAACAGTGCAGTAGGGTCATTTGTATAACCAAAGTCAAGACCAAATACAGATTTCACACCCGGTATTGCTTTGACTTCATCAATCGAAAATGCTTTTTCTTCCCAGTTTTCATATACAAGACCGTCAACAATACCCCAGTCACCAAGTCCCGCTACTCTGTAACGTCTTGGGTTCTGCTTCTTCATGGTTTCAAAGACCTTCAAGTCAGCCTTATCCAACCATTCATTGCATTTATAGTTGGTGGTCATTGCAAGTGTTTCATCATCCGGGTTGTCAAAGAATCGTTTCTTTATCCAGTGGTGTTCATTCCAAGGGTTCAATGTCAGGGTAATTTGTTTGAACAACCCTGAACCTTCCGGGATAGCACCACGGATTGATTCATCAAGCATATTGAAATCATCTTCTGAACTGATTTCGTATGCTTCTTCAATCCACATCCAACATAGGCAACCTTTGTCTGTGGTAATGGATGTTACTTTCAAAGGGTCATCAAGACCCCTAAAATATATCTTCTGACCTGTCGGTTTGTAGGTCATTTCAAGTGGTGATTCCTTAATTTCCCAGTGTGCATCAACACCCAAGCGGTGAATAGCCCATTTTAATTCTGTGAAACAGGAATCCTTTAAGGTTCTGAATGTTTTCCTGACAACAAGCAAGTTTGCATCAGGGTATTTCATCATGTTGGTTATGTACCAAAGTGCAGTGGTTTTTGATTTCTTGGATGCACGTGAACCTTTGCACACCCTGTATCTACCTTTCCACCGCCAAAATGTACCGTAACCCTTACCAACTACTTCCGGCAGTCTTACAACCTGTTTACCGTTGGAAGTCTTTGGTTTGTAATCTTCCGGGTACAAAATGTATTTCATGTACCCAAACACATACTGTGATGATATGCTGCGTTCTTTTACCATAGGCAATTACCCGCCTAATCTTCAAGGGCATCTTCACCTGATATAACAACAGGAACTGCAACATTCACATTTATCTTGTCATTCCACATACCCAAGTGTTTACCCAACAGTTCCAGTGCTTTCATCTTGGATGATAATTTCACTTCACGTTCAATGCTTCCACCGTACTGATTATCAGATTGTTTGAACTTCACTGATTCAATACAGGCAAGGTCATCATCCGAAGCATTTGGAAGTATTTCACCAGTATCAGGGTCAACAACGTCCGTCATTTTTACAAAGGCAATCTTAGCAAGTTCTAAAACAACCCTGTCCTGATTGATTCCTGTTCGTTTGCTGCGTTCAGCCATGTGTTCAGCAATAGCCTGTTGAATGTTAGGTTTTGTAAGGTTTTCGCATCCTATTTCCCTTGCAGTATCAACAGAATATCCCGCACGAATTGCAGCCTGTGTTGCGTTCAGGTCAATCAGGTATTCATCAACAAATAACTGCTGCTTCTTGGTCAGTTTCTTTGCCATTCCGCAACACCCCTTTCCTTAAAAATAAAAATTGCTGAAAGAAATACTTTTCTTTCAGCAACATGGATTTTCAGCATATAGTCTATCATAATAAATAATGTGTGTAAATAATAACAAGTGTAGGTTCTATGTTAAGTAATGTAGGTTTTTGTAGGTTTCACCGAACAATGCAAGTGCTTTCTTATGTAGGTCACGCACATACTGATATGACATATTCATTTCAGATGCGGTCACTTTCAGATTCTTATACTGCACGTACCTTTTGAATAGCACCTGAATATAATTTTTCACATTTAACCCCTGTATTTCAGCAATAATTTGACTTTTTGCATCAACAAATTGGTCTATTTCTGCATTTATCTGTGCATCAAAATCAACATACCTTCCTACATCATTACTCAACTTGTCCCCTAACAAAGAAGTCTGCACCCTGTCCTTAGAATAATCTATTGCCCCGGTACTTGTCGCATTTGCTTTCATTTCAGATAACCGTTCTAAATGCTGATTGATTTTAATATCAATAGTTTCTAACTGCTCTAAATACTGTCTTGCAGTCAATTTCTTCTTATCACTCATGTTTTCACCTGTCCTTTCCTATCGGTTACGGAAAGTTACGTTTCAAGTTACGGTTCAAAAATCCCTTCAAACCCTTATTTTATGCAAGGGTTACGGATGTTACGGTTACGGTTTGCACTTCATTCCCTATATATTTATATTTTTAATATTCTAATATGAAATATATTTTTTTTTTGTTATATTAAAGAAATTAGTTTTAACCGTAACCAACCGTAACCACCTTATTTTATAAGGGTTTTAACCGTAACCTTTCAACTGTAACCAACCGTAACCAACCGTTACTTTGTGAATAAGTTCTTAATACTCAACCACAACAATGACCATTTGATTTTGCGAACCGCACGTTTCAATGCTTTATCATCCAGTTCTATTCCGCTGCACCGTTCTTTCAGTTCTTCATAGTTCGTACATCCCTTTTGCCAACGAACTTCTGAAATCAAGTATGCAATCGGTATTTCCTGACCGTGAACATTCGCATACATAGTACCAACACAATCACTTTCTAATTTCAACATCATCACCCTTACACACCCACTTTCTTATCTACTGGTGACCAGTCCAACACGTGACCACACTGCGGGCATTTCTTCAAGCGGTGCAATGCACCAGTGACCTGTTTGTATAACCTTTTGTACCCGCACTTACTGCACACTGGTCTGTGACATACTTCACCGGGAAAACACCCGGCATTATCTTCAATCAGTTTCATTTTGGTCACCTTCTTCCTGTTCCTGTGATTTCTTCATGTAACCGTTCATCAGTGCAGCCATGAACAAATTCATGGAAGGGTTCTGATTCTGAACCTTGGATTGATTTGCAATGGTATTGATGACCGCCATTCCCGCACCAACTGCAAGGTTTGGATTCTTGGTCAGTTCAAATGCTTTATTGTATGCCCTGATATAACATTCAGATAGATATTCAGGATTCATCTTGGTCACCCCTTCCAAATACTCTGTTGTGCCAACGGTCAGTTTTATGTTCCGCAATCTTCACCAGTTCAGTGTTCAGGTCAGGAATAAACTGACCAAGTTCATATTTCATTGCTTCCATGCACACCAACACATCAGCCATTTCTTCAATCAGGTTTTCCTTGGCATCTTCCAATGACACCGGGGTTGTCCCGGTTGCAACTCTGTGTAATTTCAATGCAGCCTTTGACAGTTCAGAACATTCTTCTGCAACCTGAATCAGAAGGTTTTCAGTCCCTATCTTATCAACCACATCAAACAGTTTCAGTTCATTCTTAATAACCATATTATTTGTACTCCCTTCCTGACTTGGTATCACGCAACTGAACACGTTCAATCAGTTCAAAACCCGCTGCACGGACTATGTACTTCAAGACCTTCACCAAATCATAGGCACGTTTATCTGCTTCACTTTCTGTTTTTATTACATCACGCATCCCCATGTAAGCGGTTGGGTCTGCGTACCCTTCTGCGTTTAACTTTGGATTTCTCACATTCATTTTCTTCCTCTTTTCTTGCTTTATATGCCAATGCTCTTTTTTCATAATAACCCTGTTCTATTTCAGGAATAGCAATATTCATATCACAATGTTCATTCAGGAAAGTACATACTTCCATGTACCCCAACCCACCCCTATCCCTATCAGTAAAGGCAAAGGTTACAACATTTGGTTCTAATTTTTGTAATCTAACATATCTTTCAGGGTCAAATTTCAAACCAAAACCGCATAATTTGCACCCGGTTCTTTGTTCCCCGGTGAACTTATATGTGTCGGTTTCTTCATCATAGATACATTCACCATAAACAGGTGAACATGGTATTTTTTCTTCATAGATGAAACGCAAGATTGTCTGCTCTGTTGCTGCACCCAAAGGTTTTGATTTTGGTCTGCTACCGTCAAACATATTGCATCCAGTCTGACGGTATGCGTTCATTCTGTCCTTAGAATCACAAGCCATTTCACCAACAACAGGTAACAACTGACCTATATCTTTACTTGCGTATTTTATAGGGTCTTTTTTCAGGAACTTACAACATTCTTCCGACAATTCAAAAGGGGCATCAATCAATGGTCTGTACTGTACTGGTAAAAACCGCTGCTGACTGGTTTTGTTATCACTGGTAACCTTAGTTAGATATAAGATAACCGTATTTGAC